ACCTTCAACGAATTGCAGAAGATTTAGTTGCTGAAATTACAAACCACCGCGTTTTGTTTGGCGACTTAATCACGGTACAAAACGTTTCGTTAGAACCATTCCTTGAAGAATTTCACAATACGCTCACAGGTTGGACAGTTAGTTTAGACCTTCTCGTTCCTTACTATTGGGACGCTTGCTCGATTCCTGCGGAGTGGAACGATATGTGGGAAAGTTCAACAGGTGGTACAGGTTCAATCTTGACCTTCATTGATTCAATCACACGCGACGAGAATGGAAACGTTTCGTTAGTGAACGACGAAGCAACACCTTCGCCGAATTATTACTACGGAACGGACGACGAAGGGGTGCGCGGTTGGTATCTTTTGACTGACGAAGTAGGTTTAACGTGTGCGACAATTGGAACGTGTCAAACGATAATTGATATTGAAAGCGCAATCGACGATCTTCAAGAAGAAATTCTTTTGAAGGCGAACACGGCTGATATTAGCGCGGTTGGTTTTTCAAATGACTACAACGACTTAGATAATAAGCCGACCATACCAACGGGAACAGTTACAAGCGTGGGTTTAACAATGCCATCAGCATTTAGCGTTGCGAATAGTCCAATCACATCGTCGGGAGATTTAGCGGTAACAGGAGCAGGCACGGTTTCACAATATGTAAGAGGTGACGGCAGCCTTGCCAACTTCCCTTCTTCAACGGGTGGTGGTGCTTCGTTATCATTCTATCTAAATGGTTCAGTATCGCAAGGGACATTTGGCGGTGTCGCTTTTAAGGAAATGGATAGAACGCCAATCTTAGGAGCAGGAACAGACTTCACGATTGCAACGAATGGCTACATTCAATCCTTTATCACAGATGCTAACGTACCAAACCAATTAGAGATACCAGCAGGAAATTGGAACTTCGAAACATATTTTAGCGCATCAAGTAGCGGAGGCACACCTTCATTTTATGTGGAGCTATACAAGTGGAACGGTGCTACATTATCTTTGATAGCATCTAACTCAGCTACTCCCGAAGGCATAACTAACGGAACGGCAATAGATGCGTATTTCAGCGCGTTAGCAGTTCCGCAAACAACGTTAGCAGCTACCGATAGATTAGCAATAAGAATTTACGTTACGCACTCAGGGAGGACGATTAAACTACACACCGAAGACAATCATCTATGCCAAGTTATAACAACATTCTCAACGGGCTTAACTGCGTTGAATGGCTTAACCGCTCAAGTGCAGAACTTCGCAACGGGAACAACAGGAACAGACTTCGCTATATCCTCAACAGGGACTACTCATACCTTCAATTTACCAACTGCAAGCGCAGCTAATAGAGGTGCTTTGAGTTCTGCAGATTGGTCAACGTTTAACGGCAAGTTCACACTACCTGCCTTGACAAGCGGAAGCGTTCTATTCAGCAATGGAACAACAATAGCGCAGGATAACGCTAATTTGTTTTGGGATGATACTAACAATCGGTTGGGTGTTGGTACGAATGCGCCATTTCAAAGACTATCGGTTGTCGGAACAACAACAACAACACCAAACAATGCCACTTGGATTAGTGCTGGTAATCCGATAGGTTCATTTTATGGTGAAGGTGACGCAGGAAATATGGACTTTTTTATAGGTGGCGCATCTACAACAATTAGTTCAAGACCTGTCTTAATTGGTAGGAAATCAGCAGGAACTTTAGCAAGTCCAACGGCTCTTTCAAATGGGCATACTATATTTTCATTTCTCAGTAGTGGTTATAGCGGAACGACATTTATAAACACGGCTTCAATCAATATGATTGTAGATGGAAGTGTAAGTTCAACTTCAGTCCCTCAAGCAATTACTTTTGAAACAGGCGCAAGTTCGAGAGCTGAACGAATGAGATTAAGCTCAAGCGGAAACCTACTCATCAACACAACAACAGACGCAGGTTATAGATTGGATGTTAGTGGATCTTTAAGAATCAGACCAGCTAATACAACAGCTCTAATTTCTTTTGAAAATTTAGGCTCTGCCCAATCCAGATTAATATCTGATAATAATTTTGCTATTTGGAATAGTGGGAGTGAAACTGTAAGATTTTTAAATGGTGGAAATGTAGGTATAGGTAATTCCACACCCACTTCTCGTTTACAAGTACGTGGCTCAGGTGCTACATCTGCTACAACAGCACTCCGAGTAGAAAACACTAACGCTAGTGCTTCTATGGTAGTATTAGACAATGGATTTGTAGGTATTAATACCGGTTCCGCACAGTATAATTTGGATGTGAATGGAACAGCGAGGGTGAGTGATACTTTAATAAGAGGTAGTGGGAATACAAGTGCTACATTTGCGTTAAATGTGCAAAATAGTGATTTAACCGCACTAATTAGAATTGGTAATAATGGATTGATGTATTTAGGAAATACAACAAATAGTTATTTTGCTTCAGGTAATCGTATTGCAAGTCCATCAACTGCTGGAAGTGGTTTTTTCTTTAAAGATTCAGCGCCTACTGCTACGGGTAGATTTTTTATGGTAACTGGAGACACTTTTACTATAACTTCATCTGATGCTGTAAATGTAGCATCTGTAAGAAATTTTAGCCCTACAAGTGGCACTGCTGTTTTTAACAATACTGAAATATCAGGCATAATTAACCAAACAGGTGGCGCTAACGGAATCACAAGAGGTTTATTCATCAATCCAACGCTAACGGCAGCAGCAGACTTCAGAGCGATTGAAGTGTCAAGTGGTATAACAATTTTAGGCGCATCCACAACGGCTAAAGCATCGTTAAGAATACCAAGCGGAACAGCACCTACATCACCTGTTAACGGAGACATTTGGTTTGATGGAACAGATATAAAAATGAGAATCGGCGGAGTAACAAAAACATTCACTTTAATATAAAAATACAATGGCTAAAATACAACCAATAGTCTTTCCTTTAAATCAAGGAACAGCAACAGAGATGAGCGTACTCATTCTCAACTTCGAAACAAGCGCAACAACTTGCACTACCTACTATGAATTGAAATCTGAGGCTACTGAAGAAGTGCCTTCAAAGGTTTTAAGCAATGGTAACTACACGCTAACTGAAGAGGAGTTCGCAGCGTGGGGAACAGACAACAAATACGTTGCTGAGTGCGTAGCAAGCGCAATAGGAGTAACAATTTTATCTTTCTAATATGAACTTAACAGAGGAACACTTAAAGCAGTTAGATGCTTTCATTCAAGAGATGCCAGTCAAATTTGGCTTGCCATTGATCCAATTCTTCAACAAGATTAAAGAGGAAGCTGAGAAAGAATGAGCATACTTGCTGAGCTATTCGAACAGGGAGCGCTATACGATGTGCTTTTAGATTTCGGGGAGACCGTTACTGATCGCGCACGCTCCAACATTCGCATCCAGCAAACGAGATACGGTAAGAAACGCAAGGCTAACACTACAGGAACGCTTGCTGCATCTTTATACTATGACTTAGATGTTACAGGCACTACTCCATCTATTGCATTTAACTCATCTGCTGACTACGGTAAGTGGGTAGAATACGGAAGGCAAGGTAAGGAGAGTAACTACCCAGGTATAGATAGCCGATTTGCAGCAGGCGCAGCTAAACCTCCGGTAGAAGCTATTTTTAATTGGATGAATCTAAAGAGGATTAAGCTACGTGCTATGGGTGAAACAGGCAAGATGACTAAGTTTGCTAAGTCAGGAGTAAACAAAGATGAAGACCAGCGTAGAAGAGTAGCTAACGCTATGGCTAAAAGCATAGAGAAGAAAGGTATTGCTCCTCTCTACTATTGGAGAGATGCCTATTTAGAAACACTACCCGAATATGCTACTGAGCTTAACGCTGCAATGGGTGAAGCTGTTAACATCTACATCTTAAATCAAACGAGAAAATTAACTAATATTAAACCTGCATAAGCATGGCAATTACAATACATCAGCAGCCCTATCCATTTACAGCACTTAAGCAGAAGCTTATGGTAGTGGCAACTTCATCCAACATAGGGCAGCCTGGCTTTCGCTACGTGGTACAGGTGAGCGTTAACGGTGGCGCACTAAATACTTTTTACGTGCAGCCTAACATTAACGGAGCTTTAGTTTTTGACCTTTACCCTGCTATCTACGCTAAGATGGATTTAGGAGTAAATAGCTCAGATGCTGTGCCTTCCTTATTCGCATCTACAACGGTGCAAGATGACACTACAGCACGAAACATTATGAGCGTAGCTGCTACTATTTTCGAAGGCTATGAGGTACTTGGCTTATTTGAGGTACTCGCAGCTTCAGCTTATCCATTAGATGGAAGCTCACTAATTAACGCAGCGTTTCAGATTAGTGATGGGTTTAATCCTGATCCTGCTACTTACTTTGCGTTAGATTCAGCAACGAGCTATATCATGACTGATTTAGTAGGTAGCACTTACGCTTTAAATGATTTAATTAATCAGTATAGCTTAGGTGCTAATGTAATAGGCATAACAGCTTTTGCTGACGATTGGGGAGTGCTTACTATACCTGCTGATGATGGCTCTGCCTTAACAGGTAATGCAATAGATGACGTGCAGATAGTACAATTCAACGAAGCAGGCACACCTATTCAGACCGATACATTAGCTTGCGTAATTGCAGCAGGAACTATTAACCATCTTCCCCTACTACCGTCTAACATAGATGATATTTTCGGCTTGCAAGCTACATGGCATCACTACCTAATTAACTTTAGAAATAGTGGTGGTACTGCATGTGCAAGAGGTATAGCTGTATTCAAAGCAGCAGACGAATGCAGATTCGATAAGGTGAGATTAGGCTGGACTAATAGCCGAGGTGGATGGGATTATTTCAATTTTACTAAACGTAGTGAGGAAAATTACTCAGTAGAAAGAAAGCGCTACAGAAAGATAGTAGGTAATTACGGCACAGCAGATGAAACTGAATCGTTTGGTTTTAACACGTATGACAGAGGCTTAACAGAGCGCAGCCCATTTGTAGAGAAGATGCTACGGATCAGAACTGATTTCTTAACTGAAGGGCAATTTGAATACCTTAAAAATCTTATCTACTCAGAATCTGTTTACATCATTAACGCAGATGTTATTATCAAATAAGCTACCATCATTAATAGCTACTACATTATCATAAGTATTCTCATGGTCAAATTCAGAGTAATCTAACTCGCTTATCAGCTTATCTCCAATGCTCTTAGCTAAGTCTACTGTCTCTCCAAAGAAGGCTATAACGAATTCATGTATCTGCCCTTGGTGAGTAACTGACTGCTTAAATTGTACGTGCCCTTCAGCGATTGGTAAAGTGTTTACAGATAGCGTTGCATCTATCTTACGTAATACGTTAATCTGAGTAGTATCATTGTTGAGTAAGCTTGGGCTGTATTGCTGCCCGAAGAAATCTACGTTATTCTTAGTAGCAGGTATTCTAAACTCCCTTGTAAATGCTCCCCTGGTAGTAAACTCAGAAACGCTATTGAAGTTAGATGAGTAACTAATGCTCTCATTCTCGTATAAGTCTACTACTATAGCAGCGCCATTGCTTGCCTTTACCGTTAATATTACTTCAGGTCTCATGCTGTATAATCGTTACTGAATTTTAACATTAATTCTAAATCATTCTTTACATAACTGCGCGACTTAATAGCAGTATAGTTATTGCTATCTATTACTACAGGAGTAGCTGAGCCATCTGCGTTAATGATGTAAACCGATTCACTATAGATAAGATTCTTAAGGTATTCGAATTGTCCCTCGGTTAAGAAATCAGTTCTAATACGTAGCATCTTTTCAACGAATGGGCTGCGCTCAGTCATGCCTCTATCATAAGTGTTAAAGCCAAAGGCTGTAGTTTCATCTGCTGTGCCATAGTTACCTACTACCTTTCTGTAGCGCTTGCGTTCTACTGAGTAAGATTCTTCAGAGCGTTTAGTAAAGTTGAAGTAATCCCATCCACCTCTGCTATTTGTCCATCCTAATCTTACCTTATCAAATCTGCATTCGTCTGCTGCTTTGAATACTGCTATTGATCGTGCACATGCTGCGCCTAATGATGTCTTAAAGTTAAGCAGGTAATGATGCCATGTGCTATCTAATCCGAAGATGTCATTGATGTTAGCCGGCAGTAATGGCAGATGGTTAATTGTTCCTGCTGCAATTACACACGCTAAAGTGTCGGTCTGAATAGGTGAGCCTGCTGCATTGAATTGCACTATCTGAACTTCGTCTATTGCGTTACCTGTTAATCCTATGCCGTCATCAGCAGGAAGAGTAAGCACACCCCAGTCATCATTATAGCCTGTTATACCTATCGTGTTAGCGCCTAAGCTATACTGAGTTAATACGTCATCCATTGCATAGGTGCTACGTACTAAGTCACTCATGATATAGCTTGTGCCTGATGTTAGAGCAAAGTGAGTAGCAGGATTAGGATTAAATCCATCACTAATTTGAAACGCTGCATTGATTAAAGCGCTGCCATCTAATGGGTAAGATGTAGCTTGCACAGTGAACACACCAAGCACCTCATAACCTTCTTTGATTATTGTGCTAATGCCTAAGATATTGCGCGATGTAGCTGCATCTTGCACCGTTGTAGATGCAAATAATGAAGGCACTGAGTCAGTGCTGTTTACTCCTAAATCCATTGCAGCATAAACTACAGGGTTAAGGTCAAACACTAAAGCGCCATTGATGTTAGGCTGCACGTAAAAAGTATTTGTAGTAGTGCCATTGCTTACCTCTATCACATAGCGAAAGCCAGGCTGTCCTATGTTCGAAGATGTAGCCACCACGATAAGCTTCTGCTTAAGGGCAGTGAAGACGTATGGCTGCTGATGTATTGTTATTGCCATTATGCAGGTTTAATATTAGTTAGTTTTCTTGTTTGATTTAAGATATAGATGTAGACAGCTTCGCCCATTGCCTCGTTAAGCTGCGTTGCGTATTCAGGTAGTGTCTCTAAATAGGCATCTCTCCAATAGTAGAGCGGAGCTATACCTTTCTTTTCAATGCTCTTAGCCATAGCATTAGCTACTCTTCTGCGCTGGTCCTCATCTTTGTTAATTGCTGACTTAGCGAACTTAGTTCTGCGCCCTGTTTCACCTATTGATCGGAGCTTAATCTTCTTTAAGTTCATCCAATTAAGGATAGCTTCCACAGGAGGCTTAGCTGCGCCTGCTGCGAAGCGTGTATCTATATCTCTATAGTTGCTCTCCTTACCTTGACGGCCATACTCTACCCATTTA